CTACGACAACAAGCAGTGGACATCGGATGAAATAGCGAAGCTCAAAGAGCGCGGGCAGCCGGTGATCGTCAAAAACCGCATCGCCCGCAAGATCAACTTCATCCTCGGAGAAGAAATCCGTAAGCGCGTCGACCCCGCCGCCCGCCCGCGAACCCCCCAGCACGAGGACGCCGCCCGCTCAGCTACCGATGCCCTAAGATACGCCGAAGAGGAAGAGAAGTTCGACGCGGCCCGTAGCGAGATGTTGAAGAATGTCTTGATCGAGGGATTTGGCGGAGCCATCAAGGAGATGAAGCAGGACGAGGACGGCGACTACGCCAATGGGCTGCGTCACGTCGAGTGGGATCGCCTATTCTACGACCCTGCTAGCCGAGCCACCGATTTTTCTGACGCCCTGTACGTGGGGATCATTGTTTGGCTCGACCTCGCTGACGCCGTAGAGCTGTACCCAGGCGCACAGCAAGAACTCGAGTCCGCTGTCAGAAAAGCCAGCTACGACACGACGACCACAACCGAGGACGTACCGCGTGGCAAATCGTGGGCCGACGGTCGACGCAAGCGCGTCAAGGTCATCGAGATGTACCACCGCATCGGCAAGGATTGGTATCGATTCGACTTCACCAAGGACGCCGATCTAAGCGAGCCAACGCGAACGTTCATTCTCGACGAGAAGGGCCGTCACTCCCTCTGCCCTCTCGTGATGATGAGTTGCTACGTCGATGCTAACGGAGGGCGCTACGGCGTGGTGTCGTCTCTCATCAGCCCGCAGGACGAGATCAACAAACGATCGAGCAAGGCACTGCACCTTCTCAGTGTAGACAGGACCACCTACGAAGAGGGCGCGATTGACGACCCGGTCAAGTACCAGTCGCAGCGAGCCAAGCCGGACGGCATGATGCTGGTGGCTCCCGGTGGACTAGTCGAAGGTCGCATCCGCAACGAGACCGGGACCGAGATGGCACAGGGGCAATTTCAGCTGCTCAATGAAGCCAAACAGGACATTGACTCGATCGGACCGAGCGCGAGCGGCGTCAACGATCTGCCGGGTGGCGTCTCGGGCCGCGCGTTCATCGCCCGACAACAGGCAGCGGCCCAGGAACTCGGCACCATCTTCGACCAGCTCAGGCAGTGGACGCATTCGATGTTCACGCTCAACTGGTTGTGCATTCGCCAGTACTGGACCGAGGAGAAATGGCTGCGGGTCACCGACGATCGAGAACTCACGGGATACCGATTCGTGGCACTCAACCAGCGAATGACTCGCGCGCAGCGATTCCAAGAACTGCTACAGAAGCAGGTTCCTCCCGAGAAGGCGTTGCAGACGGCTGCCGGTGATGTTGCCCCGCAAATCATCGCTGACGCGCAGGTCCAAGCGGCGCAAATGACTCAGGCTGCGACGCAGCAAGCCCAGATGATGCAGCAGCAGGGCATGGCTCCAGCAGGCTCCCCTCCGCCTCCAGACCTCAGCAGCATCATCATGCGTCACCCTCTGATGGCCAAGGAAATCACGGTAAACCAAGTCGACCAAATGCTCATCGACATCGTGATCGACGAGGCCCCAGAGACCGCGGTGTTGGCTGATGAGCAGTTTGAGACACTTGGTCAGCTCACGCCCTCCATTGTCCAGGCAAGGCCGGAGATGGCGCCGGCTCTTGTGCGCGCGCTCATCCAGGCGTCGAGTCTTCCCAACAAGCGCGAGCTCCTGCAGGAGTTTGACAAAGGTCATGACCCCGCGGCCCAACAAGCCCAACAACAACAACAGGCCATGCAGGCGCAGATGCAACAGATGGCCATGGCCTTGCAGCAGGCCCAGTTACAGGTCGAGCAAACGCGCTCGGCGCTCCAGCAGGCGCAAGCCCAGAACCAGCAGGCTCAGGCTGAGAAGACTGCCGTCGAGACTCAGATGCTGCCCGCTCAGATGCAGGCCGACGCCATGGCCGCGCAGATGAAGAACGCCCAGGCCCAGGACCAAATGCAACGCTCTGGCGTCGATACCGCGATCAAGGTCGACCAGCACCAACGGGCAATGCAGCCCCATGGCGTCATGGTCATCGAGGCCACGCCGGTGCACAACCAAGGAGCAGGACAATGAGTAAAGGACTCGTCAAGCGACCCCTCTACAAGGCCCCCAGACCACCGGCGCGTGACAAGGGCGTGTTCGGTGCTCTCGGAGGTATCTGCAAGTCGGCGCCAAACGGCTGCCTAGACGCCAATTCAGGCGAGGTATCCAAGGCGCTGTTCGCCATATCGCTTGAGGCCCGAATCAAGATCGGGCGAGGCAGCGGCTACGACAGTCTCAGAGACGAGTACACTGTGGTCGGAAAGTCGATGGCCACTGGCAAGGCGCAGGACTTCAAGGTCAAGGGCGAGGAGGTGGCAGCGGTCATCCAACTAGCGCGTCAGCTCAACGGTGGTCGGATGGAGGCGGCGGGTTTACGGTTCTAGGATAAGACACCAATCGTCATTTCTGATCTGTCCCGGTTCCAGCGCAATACTCCTCGCCGTTGGCTATGCCAGTGACCCTTGTTCCCAGGAGGCTCTGATATAGTTTGACAGCGGCTTTTCGCGTCATTGGCCATGCCATGCGATAAAGTTTGCCTTCGATTTCCCACGACAACCCTAGCTCTATTCGATTTCCGTAGTCACCAGTCCTTACCGCAGCACCGGTGATCGGCTTGTTGGCGTGAGGATACGGCCTGTCTGCTTGCACAATCGCCTTGTCGGCATCGTCGATCATCTGCCCACCCTTCCGAGCGCGGTTCTAAGCTTCTTCGCTGTCGCCCTGCTCATCCAATAAACAGTGCGCTTATTCTCGTTCTTTATCATGATCGACAGACCACATTGTGATGCTCAAGCGGGACTCGAACCCGCGCCTTTGGCTCTGCCGCTGAGCTATCGAGCATCATAGTGGCACCATAGCACCAGCGTCAAACCGTCTTCCAGCTATCGCCATCGTCGCGTGGCTTGCGGTCGTAGTCACTTCTCGGCACTGGCTCGTCTTGCTTCCTCGTCTTCGGTTTGCCGGCGCGGATGATGGGCTCAAGGGCGTACCTGGCTGCGTCCCAGCAATCGTCATTTCCGTCCTTGAGCGATGGTAGCACGTCACCGCTCAGCTTGTCCTGCTTGTAGCTCCACAACCTAGCCTGTTCCGCGACATGAGGGCATCTCGGGTGGATGACGATGCGCTCGTAGCTGCGCAGGTGCTCAACGCCATCCTCGACACTACCGGCGCCCTTCATACAGCCGATCATCTTCGGGTATCCGTGGCGCCTCATGTGGCTAATGGTCTCGGGGCGAGAGCAGTCGGCACGAATGATGTAGTCTTTGGCCTTCGGCACCATGTCAAACAGCGCTGGAGTATCGTCGATATCGACGCCTACGCCGTATGCCTCATGCTCGACGTAGAGGGCGCGTCCAGAAATCCACAACTTGACAAGCGCCGTAGGATCGACACCAAATCCCCAGTCGGCTCCGAAATACGGTCCGTTCCAACTTGAGTCAGGATCGAAGCTCTCGACGACGTAGCGACCCCGAAGCACTGCGGCAACGCTGTTCTTGCGCGTGCCACCGCCCCAGACGTGCGCCGCGGTCTCAGGGTCCTTGGCGTAAAGATAGTCCTTCTCTTCCTCCAGGACTGCGGGAAACCATGGGTTGTCCTCCCACCCGATCTTGACGACCTTGGCGTTCGCAGGAGGGTTGACCACGAAGCGCTGATATGTCGGGTCGCTCTCAAGGTCGGGGTTGAAGCTGATCCATATCTCGCTGCCGTCCTTGCGCACGGTGGGGATCAATGTCTCCCATGAGTCGCTCGATACGCACTGCGCCTCTTCGACCCAAACAACATCGAGGGCCTCCATTGACTTGATCTTGTTTACGTTGGTTCGCAGCCCGGCGAAGATGAACTCAGACCCGTTGGACGCCGTGATGCTGGTCTGCTGAACGGTGTAGTAGTCCCCAAGGCCTAACTCGATGATTTGCTCTCCGAGCAGCTTGTGCACCGAGTCGGCAATCGAAATCTGGAGCTCGCGAGCGCAGAGAATGCGCATGCGACGCCGCAAGGCAAGTATCAAGAGGGCGCGAGCGAAACCCCACGACTTGGACCCGCCTCTCCCTCCGAATGCCACCTTGTAGCGTGCGGGCTCGAACAGAAACTGAAGCTTGTCGGGGAAGCTGGCTACTATCTTCACCGGGAGCAGCTCATGGGTCGCTCACTAGGTCCTTGCTCCGAAAGCAGTTCAGAGATCTTTGACATTTTTTTTGTCGCCTTCGCCAGCACGTACTAGATGGACAGAGATCGATTCAATGAGTTTCGCCCCGTCATTGCCTGTTATCTCGCTCTTTTCAGGAGCGTCGAGCCCGAGCAGCCTCGAGCGCCGCTCCATGATTTTTAGAGCGACAGCCACCGCCTGCTCATTGCCGGATCGCGCCCTCGGCCACAAACCTAGGAACATGGCATCGAGCCTATCTATCTCCAGGGCTCGGACGGCAACAGCCTCCTCGGTCGTGATCTTGATCGTCTCGAGCAGAACACGCTTGACGCCATCGTAGGCTTTTTGCTTCGAGATCCCGAGTTGCTTTCCGATCTGGAGGTAGGTCGCTCCGGCCTTGCGCAACTCGAACGCCTGCAGCTCGTCTTCACGAGCAGTACAGATCCTATGGCTGGTTTTTGAGTCTGTCGGCATGCACTGTTATGTACTCTTGTCAATAGTGTTTTGCAAACATAATAGCCTTGCGTGATGGGTCGTCTCCGTCTACAATATACTCAGAATAACCAACCTACCAAGGAGGCATCCGATGCAGTCCATCTACGAACCCAAGGGCCGAGCTCTCGAGTACTGTGAGCGTGCTGTGAACCTATACCGTGGTTGCTCCCATGGATGCAGGTACTGCTACGCCCCGAATGCGCTACACATGCACCGAGAGGAGTTTTCGTCCGTGGTGTCGCGTCCAGGGGTTATTTATTCTCTGCGTGCGGAGGCCCCAAAGCACGCTGGCCGGGAAGTTCTGATGTGCTTCACCACTGACCCCTACTCTCCCGGATCCGATGGGACGACGCGCGAGGCAATCGGAGTCCTGCAGTCTTCGGGCTGCAGAGTGGTGATCCTTACCAAAGGAGGTCAACGCAGCGTTGCTGATTTCGATCTCTTGCGTCCTGGTGTCGACAAGTACGGTTCTACGCTGACATTCTCCCGCAACCAGGACTCGATCGAGTGGGAGCCTGGGGCGTCGCTGCCGGAGGAACGTATCGCCGCGCTCAAAGAAGCCAAACGGCGAGGGATCGTAACATGGGCCAGCTTCGAGCCCGTCATTGATCCAGAGCAGACCCTTGAACTCATCGCGGCCGTGGCCGGAGTCGTTGACCTATGCAAAATCGGACGCTGGAATCACGACGTGCGATCCAAGGCCATCGACTGGGAGAGCTTCACACGCCGAGCCGTTGAGCAGTGCCGCAAGCAAGGAACGAACTACAAATTGAAGGCGGACATTGCGCAATTCGAGCCCGCGTGATTATGATCCCATGAGAACGGCACCAAAGTACCACGCCCCGCCGTGATTTGATCTTGAACTCATCCACCGCGCAATAGTGCACGCCGGGAACCAGGAGCGCACCAGCCGTTGGGCTAATGGGTTTGCCCCCTTATCCCCGACAAAAAAACGGTGCTTGATTTGAATGTCTGCACCAACAGCATCGGCCATTTGTTGTGACCACCCGGCCACGCGCAGTGTTGGGGATCTGGATGCTCCTGCGCCCTGCAAGCCTGACGTTAGAGCCAGGCCTATTTTCTCGCCCTTGGCAATCGTTCTCCGCTGAGCAAACAACCACAACTGTTCCCACGGAGACCCGAACGCATCCACATCAAGCAAGTTGAACCGCGACAGATCGATTGCCCGCATGACCTCGCGATTGTCGTGGTGAATGGCGTTCGGCGATTCCATGTCCGCGTCAATACCGAGCCAGTCGGATACCCCAGCGTACGCCAATCGGCGCATCACACCTGGCCCTGAATGCGTCTCGAGCACCCGACAAGACCCAGGGCCGCCAAGTGCATCCACAATACGCCTACGAAGTTCTGCCTTTGCCTCTGGCGCTGAGTTGTGTACCTGGACCGCGTTAGCCATAGACGACTTCCTCGCGGAATTTTACGCCAGGGAACTCGCGTTCCAAGACAGCTCGAACCTTGGCCTGCACCTCAATCGGCGCCGTGAAGATGAACATCCCGTCAAGCGACAGCTCGCTGGCGTCCCATTCTTTGAGTTCTGCGGCTCCCAGCTTGTCTGCCCCGACGCGCGCATCACCAAGGAGCAAGGCATCATAATCCTGCTGCCCGATACCAGCCATGATCTCGTCAAGAACGGCATCTACAGAGGGGGTGAACTCTCCCGCGACAGATGGATTGTTGGCCACCACGTTGGCGGATTTTTCTTTGACGATGGGCCAGTCGACAATACGTACTGCAAACCGCTCGCCACTCACGATCTGAAGATCCCCATCTATCAGCTGCGCACCCAATTTTCGTAGCTCGGCTACTCGCTGGTGGCCGCATACGAGGTTTCCCGTCCGCCGATTCCAGACGACGCCGGACAGATCACCGAAATCGCCAATTGATTTCGAAAGGGCAGCAGCGGAACGCGGGCTTATTTTTCGAGGGTTGTAGTCTGCCGGGCGCAGGTCATCGATGGTCTTCAGGATTGGTTTATTCTTCTGGTCTTCGGTGGTTTTGCTACCCGTCATAGTCGCTCACCCTAGATGCTATCTTCGCCATGAATTCCGCCGCGCGAGCGCCATACACCATCACCAAAAACACCGAAGCAGCAGCATACGCCAACGCAACAACCAACACATACACGACCAGAATAATGGCGATAATACCGATACACAGCACCGCCGCCGCATCAAACCATAACACCAACTCACTCATAGTCGCTCGCCTGCCCAGACCCGCTCTCGGCCACAAACCTCACGAGCATCTGCCGCTTCTCTCCTGACGCAAAGGTCGCAGTGACCTCGGTCTCGCCAATGCCCGTAACGTGCGTCGTGCTCGTGGTGGTCGTGTTGCTGGTGTTCGAGCGCGTCACGCCGTCGTCAACGTAGGACACGCTCGAGATGGTCGACCCTTCAAGACGATCGGACCAGTTGATGACGAGCGGAGTCACCTCGTCCTCGCGCTTGGCGATACTCATCACGTCGTCTTGGTCGCGCCAGTAGCGGACGCGCTCAGGTTGGAGGTAGGCTGTCATTGCCGCCGCTCCCTCACCCAGTTAGGGTCGATGATGAGCGCGAGCCCCTTCTCTTCGTCCGGGCTGAGTTTGGTCGCATCGAACCCTGACACGCCTCCCATTTCATCGAATGCTGCGCGGACCTCGGGCCTAAGCGCGTAGCCAGGGAGTATCCCGGGTCCTGGGACAGCGAAACCCGTCTCTGCTACTGTGCGGATGCGCGCGAGCAGCTTCTCTTGGATACCGGAGTTGTTCTTGCCTTGTGCGGTCTTCTCCGACGATGGCTGTGGCTGTGGTTGTGGCTGCGGCTGTGGAATCACTCCCTGATTTCCGATGGGCAATCCTAGCGCAAAACGCGTCACAGGGTTCTGTAGCGCCTTGGGGCCCTGTGATGCCAGCATCGCTACGAGTCTAGGGTCTGCCATGGTGGTCGCCTTTCTTGTGGTCACCTTACCATGCCGGTAGCCGCGCAAACAATGCTTAGCGCTTGTCGACGGTCTGCGCAAACTCAGCGCCCAGGCACCCAGCACAATACTTGTCCTTGTGCGGTCTCTTCGCCACGGGCGCCGTCTTGAGCTCGAAGTCGTGACCGCAGGCCCCGCGGGCCCGGTGACTGAACTCATCGATGTGCTTGATCTGGTGCCAGACGCCGATCGAGTCACACGAGTAGGTTGGGGTCATTTGCGTGCCCATGAGCAATCGCCAATGTGGCCTTTGTTCGGCGCGCAACGAATGTCGCCTAGCGTCACGCCACGGCCGTGGATTTCTTTGGTGACGTTCATGGGGCATCCGCCTTGCGCGCCGACTGTTCCCGGAGCCACTGCTCCGCCAACCGCCGCACGAGCTCGGCACTGGGCACGGTTCCGTGGTCACAGTTGGTGGGAGCCGAACGGAAGGCGATGGACAGCGCTACCTGAGGAAGGTGCCGGAGATATCCCCACCAGGCATGGATCGTCTGAGGCCTGATTACCGAGAGCGGGTAGAGAAAAAACAGGCCGCCCAGGAGCACGTCGAACCAGTCAGGCGGGGCTTGGGGTTGTGGTGGTTGGGCCGGACGCGGGTCGGGCAGTGAAGTCCCCGATGACGGTGCTTGCGGCTGCGGTGGCGGCGCCAGCTTGTCGCGTTGCTCGTTCGTTAGGTTGTCTGCTGCATTTTCCTGATTTGCATCCTTTGCATCGCTCAACAGCTCACCGTTTTTCATGGTCACTCCGCCACCAGGCAAAACATCACAGCAGCCAAGACGACCACGGCGACAGCCAAAACCCAGCGAGGCCACAACGGATCCTGGCGCTCACCCAGCATCATAGCGATCTGCCTACTATTCATGATTTTCACCCTTGGTTGACGGTCGCTCAAAAACGCACGACGTTGCCCCAGGAGCGTCGCAGGACGTTTGGGGCCGTCCGAGGTAGGGCTCTGTGATTTTCGTGGCACAGGGAGAAGCGTGGCCTATCTGGTGGTGGGTCTCGGCCCATGGGTCACATGCAATCTCGTCAATCTCGGATGCCTGCACTTTGACCGCCTTGCGGAATCCGGCCGCCAGCGTGGGCGGCATATCGAGCGAGTACTTGCGCGCGATGGCCCGCAGTTGCTTGGCGATGTGCCTTAGCTTGGATGTGTGGTCGATGGTCGCGAGCTCAATCATCACGTTCCCCGCATGGTACAGCCAACCCGACCCGCCGGTGAGGAGTGTGAGCTACCGTGGCGGCGAGCCGGGTTGGCAACTTCGATGACGTTGGTTGATCTCGATAGCTCACGATAGGCGTTGTGCCACATCACGCAGGGAAATGCAAATCACTGTAGCTCACCACGATCTCGATAACGGCGTGATTGTCGGATGCGCCGACAGGCAAACCGTAGCGGTTCCCACTCCTGATTACGGGGAACCGCATGGGGAACTGCATTGGGGAACTGCATTTGCTTATATATATTAGATATATAGATATACTTATACCATACAGTTCCCCTAGTTCCCCTTGAAATATATACGCGTCACGGGAACCACTGCTTGTGACCCACTCTCGCGTGATCGCGTGATCACCTCTCGCGTGATCGCGTATAGGGTGACCCTCCACAGAGGAAACACGGGGAACTGGGGAACCGCTGTCAAATTTACTATTACTATCGGGTACTTGAGCTGTTTTTTGGGGTTCCCCGTTAGGGGGAACCGACACCAACACAGGGGAACCGCATGGGCTAGTTTGTGGTTGTATACTTACTATACTTTCAAATCCATCTGGTTCCCATCGGTGTCTTCTGTGGGGAACGCAGATCGCTTTAAGGCCACCGTCCAGCATTTGATTCCGTCAATACTTGTTTTTAGTTGGCGCCTTGAATGGTCTCCGCTCGAGATCAAGAGACCTTTGTCGGCCCAATGTTGCACCGTAGAGTCGTAATCGAAGCCTCCATCGGTGAGTGTTTTTTCGAGCCAGGATGGTAGGAATTTGATCGAATCCCAGCTATCGCCACTTGACCATACGCCAGCCCAACCTCGCGACGGAGACCGCTCAACACTCTCGTCAGACCCGTAATGCCGCCCGCAGAACTCGGCCTGGTGGGCCACCGCCACCGAGAACACCCAATCTAGAGCCTCTTTGGAGCGATCAACAGCCGCCGACTTGCCCGCAATCTCGTCGCAGCATCTCGAGATGGGGGATACGTAGATCCACGGGAACGAGAGCGCCGGATGGGCGAGCTCGGCGCATAGCTCCAAAGTCGCTAGGTAGGTCGCCAGGCGCGTCGGAGCGCCGCTTCCGGCGTGGTCGAGGCGTACCGTGTAGATGGCCTCCAGCTCGCTTAGGCGGGCCTGCCACTGGGGGAGCTTGTCGCGGTGGTCTACCAACCAGCGCACGAATGCGGGCCCGGCGTGGCCGTAGTGCTCTGACAGCGACCGCGTGAGCCCGGCCACCGCAGGGTTGAAGCCGCCAAACGGTGATCCCCATAGCGTCAGGACACGGCCCGCGAGTCCGCCGTCACGACTCATGCGGATGAGAGACTGCTCGCCGTTCGTCAGCACGACGGTGCGCCAATGGCGAACGGATTGGAGTCCGGTCTTGCTGCCGCGGGCCTTGCCTTGACCGTTGGCCAGGGCGTAGATGATCTCCGGGGCCATGGATTTGCCACCGACGACCTTGGCGCGCTTCGACTCATCGAGGAACAACGGTAAACTGCCGAGGAGTGCTGCGTAACGCTCAATCCCAACATCGGTTGTCGCCCACGAGACGACAAGCGACAGGGGATCGCGCTCATCGGGCACACCCCAGCACGAGGCGCCGACACACAGGGTGGTGGTCTTTCCTGTGGAACTGCCACCCGCCCAGTCGATGACGAAGCTCGGGGCCCGCAGCATCTCGAGCAGGGGTGCGGACAGAGACGCATAGAGTGCGAGCTCGACCTTGGGCCACTGGCGAACCACAGATACCGCAGCGCGCCAGCCGTCGAACGTCCCGCGAGCGTGGAATCGTTCGGCGACTGCCTGATCGCCGCCGTCTGCGCCCTGAAACACGGTCTCAGCGCAACCGATGCGCTCGTAGCCGACAATGAACCCACCATCAGGCTGCCAGCCAAGATGGTCGGCAAAGTTACGCACGGGGATGGCGTGTCGCACGTTGCAGCGCTCGTAGTCGCACAGGTAGGCTACGAGGTCTTGGGCGTTGTTGCTCGACACAGGGAAGCCGTGCGTCGCCAGCGTGGCAACAATCTGTTGGGCGGCCATGAGCTTTTCGCGCGGGGCTACGCGCGAGTGCCATTTGCCGCCGGCGCGCCAGGACACCTCGAGCATCTTGCCGCCCGTCGACCGGTTGGCCAGCCATGCCGAGATCACGATTGGGTTGTGCGCCACTGGGATGGGGATCACGGCGTCCTGGCCGTCGATTTTCTTGGCTACGAGTCGTTGCAGGGCAGGCTTTCCGCTGTCAGAGTCCGCGAGCAGGACCCAGCCGTCGGGGACCTTGGCCTCCTCGGGGACAGGCGCGTCGGGGAGGACCGAGAGCACGGCGTCCTGGGCGCGTGGCTCGCCGCCGCCATCGATGGCGCGCAGCGGCTTGACCTTGCCGGTGCGCTTGCGGGCTTCGAGCTCGATGTCCTTGAGCAAGCCCTCTTTGCGCAACACGCGGGCGACGCGCGTCCACTCGGCGCGGTCCTTGGACGCGAACACCTCGGTGATCTGATCAATGCGCTCCCAGGCGTGGCCCGGGTCGCGCTTCAGCCCGACGGAGAGCTCCTCGGCGAAGGTCTTGGGGGGTGATGCTGAGGAGATGAGTTGTTCGATGTACTCGCGGATCTGCTGGTCTCCGACGCGAAGGATGCGCTGTTGTGCCACGTAGTCGAAAAGGTCTCCATTGAGTGGTAGCCCGGGTATCTCGACGATCTTGACGTTGGCTGGAGGGGTGAGCGCGGCAAGAGTTTTGGCGACGGCTTTCGCGTACCGGATCCCTGGTCGGACACCAGTTTTCTTGTTGGGGGGGTCGTTGTCCGGGAAGACGACCACATCGCGGCCGGCGAGAGGAGACCAGTCGGATTTCGATGAAGCGTCGGCGCCGCCCTGGGATGTGGTGGCGTTGAGCCCTAGTGCCACCGCGGCGTCGGCTACTTTCTCGCCCTCAACGACAATGACGGTTCCACTGGACGCCAGCAGCTCGGGTAGGCGGTAGAGCGGTCTTGGGTCTGGAGGCAGAGATATCGTCCACCCCCCGTCCACTGGCGACGCCGGCAGGTACGTCTTCCCGTCGGCGTCGTCGAACCGGTAGACCATGAACGCGACTTCGCCCTTGGCATCTCGGTAGGTCCACTCGCCCGTGATGTGGCTTCCGGCAGCGCGCGTCACGGTCAGTGCCGCGTCCAGCGGCCCGGTGTAGACCTTGGGGGCCGAAGGCTCAGGCATCTTGGTTGTTGGCCTTCCATCTGATTTGACCGGCCCGCCAATCGCCTCGAGGATCTGCGCAAACGAGCAGCCCGCGTGGCAGTGCATCAGCAGCTCGCCGTTGTCGGTTTCGGTGACGCTTAGGCTTGCGCGCCGGTCTTCGTGGGCCGGGCATTTAGCCGACCACCCCGATCCTGATTTGCGAACACCTTCGAGTCTGAGGAGGACATCGGCGGCGCGGGTCATCGTGACGACCTACGAGAATGGGTCATTGCGCACCTGCACAGCGCCCACCCGGACCCCAGACGAGATCCAACCGTGACGATGGTGTCGTCGACGGGGTCCGGGAGGGCTATCTAGCGTTGGATACCATCGTCACGGGCGGCAGGGTGGCACGGGTCCTGGCGCGTGTCAATAGGATGTGGTATCCACGAACGATGAAGGTCGAAGCATCAACGCAGAAGACTTGCACATGCGCCTGCCCTCCGCCGATCCTGGACTCCGCATTCGCATCAGAGCCGGTGACGCAGAAGCAGCTCGCGGTCATGACCCACCAATACCCGCTTGGACGCGTCAAGGTGGCGAAAGATGGCGCGGTGACTGGCGAGCACGGCAAGATCGCGATCTCCAAGGGCGCGGTAACCAGCGTGGCGTCGGGTTCGTCGGTGATTCCCGGTGACGTGGCCGGGCTTGCGCTGAATCTTGGTAAGTTCGTCCGCGTCGAGCATCTGACATGGGGCAACAACACCTACCGCTACGAGCGAGGCAGCGTGCACGTCAACGTTGTGGTCATGCCTCCGCGTGGTGGTGAGCCGACTGCGGACACCGGGCGCTATCTCAATCGAGCGGTGGTTGTCTATGAGCACGGTAAGTCACGCACGATCTACTACTACGAGCGCAAGCGGGTGACGCACTACGAGTGAATGATTAGTGGTGCCCTAATCACATGTGCCACACTGGGATCTCACGGTCAATTACTCATCCACTCCGCACGCCTCGTGGCCACACCCCGAACAGCGCCCGGTACCTTCGAGTTTGAGGAGGACATCGGAGGCGCGGCAATGATGCACCGAATGAAAAATAAATGTTGCCATCGGCAACAAAGAATGGCAGAATGCTTTTGCTCGTGGCGTAGGCGGCGGATTCTCAGAATCGGTGCTGACGTTCATCCATGAGTTCGAGGCGACACGATGAGCAGCGACAGATACATTCTCGATGAGCAAGGAAACCCCAAGGAATGCAACGATTTTCTGGAGTGGGGTAGGTGGTTCCAAGAAAACGGCGACAAGCGCCAGGTAGCCATCAGCAATATAGGTGAAACCCGTGTGTCTACGGTGTTTCTCGGACTCGATCACAACTTCGTGAGCAGCGGCGAACCGGTGCTTTTCGAGACCATGGTGTTTGTTGGACGGGAGTCTATGGAGTGCCAGCGCTACACCACTCGCGATGACGCTCTCGCTGGGCACGCAAAGATGGCGGCGATGGTAAAGGCGAGGTAGCGATGACTTCTAACCAATTCTCCCGCCTGGCTCGCCAAGTATTCGGCCGCAAGTGCGGCTGGCAGACTCGTTGCGCCAAGAAACTAGGCGTTGACCGAGCCAGCGTCTCAAAATGGATCGCAGGCATTAACCCAATACCGGGGCCAGTTGAAGCGGCGATGCGGTGCTGGTCCGACAAGACCAAAGGAGCATGTCATGCAGATGAGACAAGGTGATGTGTTTATTGAGACGTGCGAAGATCCAGATGTCAGCAAGGCTCAGATGGTCAAGGACGAAGGAGGCCGTCTAATCCTGGCTGCCGGAGAGGCCACTGGTCACCACCACGCTGTCAACGCACAGCACGCGGTGATGTATATGCTGGCTGGCGCAATGTACCTCAAGGTTTTGCGGCGAACGCAGTTGAAGCATGAGGAGCATGCGCCGATCGATATCGAGCCAGGGTGGCACAAAGTGACTCGGCAGGTCGAGTACACGCCAACAGAAATCAGAAGGGTGGCTGACTGATGAAAAAATACATTTTGACCGAGGAGCACCGCGCCCAAATCCCGGCGTGGCGGGACAAGTGGATTGCTAATGCGATGTCGACGCGTCCAATGACTGACGAGGATCGGGAGGCAACCCGTGTGTCGATCCTTGGGTTATACAGAGCCGCAGGCCTGCCTCTTCCGAAAGCCATTGTTTTCGTGCCCAGCCCGTTCGTCTTGCGTTTCGCTGGGGGAGAAGCGGCGTGGTGGTGGTGGTGTCGCAGGGACAATGCCGCGACTCGTGACGCGACTCGTGCCGCGACCGACGCCGCGACTTCTGCCGCGACCGACGCCGCGACTCTTGTCGCGACTTTTGCCGCGACTTCTGACGCGATCGACGCCGCGACTTCTGACGCGACTTTTGCCGCGACTTCTGACGCGACCGATTACGCGACCGATTCCGCGACTCGTGCCGCGACTCGTGACGCGACTCTTGTCGCGACTTCTGCCGCGACTTCTGCCGCGACCGATTCCGCGACTCGTGCCGCGACCGACGCCGCGACTCTTGTCGCGACTTTTGCCGCGACTTCTGACGCGACCGACGCCGCGACTTCTGACGCGACTTTTGCCGCGACTTTTGCCGCGACCGATTACGCGACCGATTCCGCGACTCGTGACGCGACTCTTGTCGCGACTTCTTCCGCGACTTCTGCCGCGACCGATTCCGCGACTCGTGCCGCGACCGACGCCGCGACTTCTGCCGAGACCGATTACGCGACTCTTGTCGCGACTTTTGACGCGACCGATTCCGCGACTCGTGTCGCGACTCTTGGCGCGACTTCTGACGCGACTTTTGACGCGACTCGTGCCGCGACTCGTGGCGCGACTTCTGACGCGACTTTTGACGCGACTCGTGCCGCGACCGATTACGCGACCGATTCCGCGACCGATTCCGCGACTTCTGACGCGACTCTTGCCGCGACTCGTGAGTCTGAGTGGTATGTCTGTAGTCGTCCACACCTATCTGCTGGTGGATGGATGTGCGCCAAGGAGGCATGGCGAATGTGGCAAGGAGGAAATCAGTGGTCGTCGTACGATTCGTTTTTGTCGTTCTTCGACCGTGTCGTTGGCCTAGACCTCCTCGAGTACGAGGCGTGGCGGCACTGGGAACAGGCGTCATTGCACTCCGGGCCGCGCATAATGCACGCCGATTTCTGCATGGTTTCGGATCGACCCGATACGTTGCTCGTTGATGATCGCAATCGACCACATTGCACGACGGGACCATTTTGCAGGTGGCGCGATGGGTCAGCGCTATATGCGGTCCATGGGGTGCGGGTACCGGCGTGGATAATTGAGAGACCTGAATCAATCACGTGCGCGTCGATCGATAGCGAGCGTAACGCCGAGATCCGACGCGTGATGATCGAGCAGTGCGGCATCTCTCGTTATCTCAAAGACTCTGGAGCAACCAAAGTCAATGAATCGTCGCGCGGAAAGCTATGGCGCAAGGAGGTTATCGACGATGAGCCAATACAGATGGTTGAGGTACTGAACTCGACTCCCGAGCCAGGCGGTGAACGTAAAACGTATTTCCTGCGAGTGCCTCCCGATGTACGCACGGCCGATGATGCGGTTGCGTGGACGTTTGGAATCGAACCTGGCGAATACAACCCTGTTGTTGAGACCTAGCTACCCGTTGCGCACACCCCGAGGCCACACCCCAAACAGCGCCCGGTACCGATGCGCTGACCAACCAGGCTTGTAGCCCTTTAGCTTGCGCGTCTCCTCGAGCCGTTGCCACTCACTGATCTTGTCGGCCTTGGCCACGCGCGGATGTCGCTTCCCGATCTGCTGCTCTCGCAGCTCTCCGTCGTGCTCCTCGGGCATCGGCGTCTTGATGGCGAACACAACGCCGCACTCTGGACACTCTACCGCCGACGACGGAGCCACCGCCTGGCACTCGTCGCAGATCTTGACGGTCGATGTTTTTCGCTCGCCCGTCCCGCGTTCGACTCGAGGAAGGTCGTCGAGAGTGAAATCGCGTTCGTCGAGGGGGTGACCATGCTTATGCACAACCCCGCCGTGGTCGAGGATGATGGGAGCCGACTTCCCGGCCGACGGGCGAAGAACGCGGCCAATCATCTGCAACGCGAGCACCAGCGACTGGGTCGGCCTGGCGAGCGACACACAACCGAGCTCTGGCAGGTCGTAGCCGGTGGTCAGAATGCCGACGTTGCAGACAACGCGCGTCTCTCCGCTGCGTAGTCTGGTAAGCGTTGCTTCACGTTCAGCGGCAGGCGTCGTGGCGTCGATGTGCTCAGCGGCAACACCGGCAGTTCGGAACCGGTCGCACAGAGCCAGCGAGTGAGCGACATTGACCGCGAATACGAGAGTGCGAACACCACTAGCGATTTTGACCCACTGGTCGACGGCATTGCCCACGAGTTGGGCAGCCATCATCACGCCGGCAAGCTGTGTCTCGTCGTAGTCTCCACGCACTGTTCGGATCTTGCGGAGGTCGGGCTTGTCCGGCGCGAAGATGCGCGGATCCATCAGGTAGTCTGGGACAAGCTCGCGAGGCTGTGCCACGACCACCATGCCGTCGAAGATGTGGTGCAGTCCCTTGCCATCGCCTCGGTAGGGTGTGGCGGTCAGGCCAAGGATCACGGCATCTTTATAGCTCTCGACGATCGCTAGCCACGACTTCGAGATGCTGAGGTGCGCCTCATCGAAAACCACGAGCTGGGCTTGCGGGTGGTCTCGTCGGATGAGTGTTTGAACGCTCGCTACCTGGACCTGGCACTCGGGATTGTAGCGCTCGTGGTCGGCCATGATGATACCGTGGTCGATGCCGATGGAGTCTAGGCGAGCCGATGCCTGTCCCACGAGCTCTTTTCGGTGAGCCACGAAGATAGCCCGATTGCCCTTGGCGACCGCAGACTCGATGATCGAGCATGCGATGGATGTTTTGCCAGCGCCGCACGGGGCTACGATGACGACGCGCTTGCGTCCGGATCGGATCTCCGCGCGCGTTCGCTCAATTGCGTCGAGCTGGTAGGGTCGGAGGGTGTAGCGCACGATTCGTCAAAACCCAAGACCCTTCAAGAACTCGACAGCGTCCCGTGCGCCGTTGCATGCTGCTCCTTGCCACCCGTTATCTAGAAGCATCGATATCCAGTGGCCCTGCTCTGCGGACGCACGTCCACCACGTCTCCGCTTCATCTCGATGAATATCCCGCGGGCCTCTGGTCTGAGTGGCGCCTTGGTGATGATGATGTAGTCAGGGAATCCCTTGGATGCACCCATCGCCTTCTGGATGGCGCGCCCCTGCTGTGAGCGCACGGACTCCAGGGGAACATGCATGAAGATGATGCCGCGGGAGAGCATCCACCTCACGAGAGCGACGCACTCCTGTATCTCGGTGGGGATGGTTGCGGGGGCTGGAATCGAACCAGCGGCATGGAGTTTATGAGACTCCGGCTCTACCACTGAGCTACCCCGCGCCATCCTACGCGAACACCGGGATACCAAGGTTCTGGTCACGCAAGTATGTGCCGATCTTCTTGATGGCCTCAACCTGCCACTGGTTGTCACCGGTCTCGAAGAGCGCCACGAGCGGCAACGATCCATCGCGTCTCCTCATGCGAAGTACGAATTTTGACGCCGGCTGTTCGATTTCAGGGAAGGTGCGGAACGGGCATAGTGATACCGGATTGGGGACGGGAAGTGTTGTCACCTTGACAATGCCGGACCGCGCCGTCACGGTCTGCGAAACTCCGTCATCGGCCGAGGTCTGCACGAGTTCGGACTGGATGTTTCCGACCACTCCGAGAACCTGCGACACCATGGCGTCCCACACAAAATGCGACTGCAGCGCCGTAACGAAAGTGTCGATCTCCATGTAGTCGTTGAAGTGGAAACCATCAGACACATGGGGCTCAACACAGATGAACGTCTCGCGCTGGCGGAAGTCTCCAAATATCTTCGAGTTGAGCTGGACGAGCTTTGGCCCGAACACGAAGATACCGGCTCCCTTCACGCTATCGAAGTCGGTCCTGACGTACTCCGACAAAGCCACAAGCGTCGTCAGCTTGACGGTTTCGGCCGTGGCCTTTGGGCACTCAAGGTCAGCCAGATCCCCACTTGGCATCACCACCTTGCGCGCCGACTTCGGCCCTACCTCTAGTCCTGTCCTGGTTAGCTCTTGGATCTTGGCAATGGCTTCTGCGATCATTTGGCGTCTGCTTTCGGTAGCTGCGCTACGTTGTTGGGTTGTGGTTTGGTCTCGATGAACTTGTCGAGTGTGAGCTGCTGCGGGTCATCCTCGAACGCCACAGCTTGGCCTCCGTCTTTGGCGAAGAACGCACGCGTCACTAGCGCCAGCGGCGGAGCAAGTTTGGAGTACGCATAGATCCCGATCGTGGCAATGCGACGCTCGGAGTCCGGCTTGACGACGATGCGCAAGACGATCTCACGTTTGGCCCTGGCCTCGCAATTGGGGTCAATGACGTTCTCGGCTAGGCGTTTGAGCTCGTCCTCAAATCGTTCAAGGACGGCGCCGCCCTTGAGGTTGTCCAGCGTTATGGTTTGGTGCATCACTTCTCCTTCTTGCTGACCAGTCGCAGCTTGTTCGCGGCTGGCCAGTATGGTTGTGACTGCTTTACAAACACTCGCTCTTGGCGCGAAGTGCTCCAACGTTCGGCCTCAACTTCACCGATGGCATAGCTCTCCTCTGACCTTCCTCTGCCGCAATGCCACCTCAAAAATCCTGGCTCTCTCCCGGGCTGGATGACCTCAATCACAACGCCGCGCTTGGTAACCGTGGACCCGCCCGACGAACTTGTCCACTCTACGCGATCTCCAACGGCGAACTTCTGATTCATGTCGTTATCACCTCTCTCAGTCCACAGAACAAACGCATGCGAAGGTTGTGTGCACGGTCCTCGCCGCGAAGAGCGCTGTCGATCGAGTCCAGGAGTTCGCGGCGAGTCATTCCCACGACCTCCTGCCCAACGATTCTCGCCGAATGGCTCGACCCGCCGCAAGCGCTGCCCCGGTGTTTCGTTTCTGCACTCTTTGCCACTCGGCCCGATTGCGAGGCATCGTCATCGCAACATGTCGGTCGACGCTAGGGAGCAACTCCCCGTTCGCGACCACCCCGACCGTCGAGTTAGCGTGCCTTCGTTTGCCAGACGCTATCGCTATTGCGCTGATGGGGTCGGCGGCTTCGACGACCCCGAGGTTGAAAACATCGGAATGCGTTTGCTCGTACGCGCGAAAGATCATCGTCGCCCCCGGATCACTTGCCACAACCCGCATCGCGCTCGAGGTCCGGCAGCCCACGAAGAACGGCTTCGCGGACGACTTGCGACCGCGTTGGCGACGCCGGCAGCCGTTTCGCCACTGCGTCAATGCGACGCTCTATAGATGTGTCGGCCCGGAACCAGAGCTGACGTGGTTTTTTCGATGGTGTGCTCATGCAACGCTTATCGTGAATCGCCACACAAAAGTCAATGTCTTTTTTTATTGACAACCACAAACCACCGTGGCAGACTCAATACACATTGCGGCAATCACGCCGCGCCATTGGAGGCAGCCATGGCATCGACGACAGCAATCATCAGCAGCACACAGCAATCGATATTAGCGCACGAGAGCACACCTAAGGCAATCGCCACGTGCCGAAAATGCCAGCGCAGCTACGGAGGCCCAGATCTGACGACCGGAATAGTGCCGATGCCGTCGTCAGACGGGGCCAGGCTGTACTTGTACGCTTGTGATTGTGGTGGGAAAATCATCCTAATGCAGCGCAATGGGATGCTGGCTCAGGTGCGGAACCCTGACGCGTCACTCGTCGAGCCATCGGCGTTCCGCCAGGCCGCCGATATCCTGGGTTCAGCTGTTGCTGCCCACGACCAGGCCCGCGCTCATTTCAGGGCTGCCAAAGCCGCATCGTCGCTGTCGGGGCAAGCCCTGAGATCGAACCTTCCCAACCCGGACCCTGACCGGCGCAAGGGGATGCGCCCGTCCACCGCTGACGTGGTGGCGCGCGACAACCACGCGATCATATCGTCCACCGACGCGGTGATTGCTCGTCTAGCTGCGAGCTTTGGCTGCCACGTGGGAGGCAAGAAAGACTCCGACGGATTCCTGCGGAAGCTCGGAGCAACATGCCAATCGCTACTCGATGCAATCAGCGATGCGCACAGCAAGGCCGGTGAGATGGAATGCGCATGCTATTCGGTGCTGTCGGGAGAGGTCGCGGTTGACGAGGCCACGTGCAGCGCACTGTCGGGCGGCGAGATGCAATCGATGCTCTCGGGCCTGTATCGCTCTCTCGATAGCGCGTCAACAGATCTTTTCGGCTGCCACGTATCGGCGATCAAGGCGGTGTCCAAATGACACCGACTCGTGCCGACATCTACTATTCTTCCGGGGCTCGGGCCGGTGTCGAGGACTGCGTGGCCAGGATGCGCGCCAAGGCTCTCGAGTACGTAGGGACGGACGCGGCGCGTGTGCTGTTGGCGTTTGCCGACGATCTTGAGGCCGGTCTTGTCGAGTGGGAGCCGATACAGGCCACCGACATCGAAGCCGAGCACGTCGACGGCATGCCGATGGACGACTAGCCATGATCACACAACGTACCATCACCTATGAGTTGACGTTGACCTGCGAGATCACGGCGTCTGTCGACGATGACGGAGTTGTCGATATCGAGAGCGTTGTTGCTGTGCACCACTCGCCAGGGGGGAGCGTTCGGGCGTGTCTCCCGCCGGATGTGCTGAGCGCTGTCGAGGAGGAATGCATAGCAAACCACGTTCTCGACGACCTCGAGGATGAGCGTCTCGACCACGAAGAGCAGCGGGAGATCGACCGCGAGGACATGGGTGAGCGATATGCGTGACCACTGCAACTGCGGTAGACCGTTCACGCTACGCGAGTGGGTGACTCTTCCTACTGCCTACTATCAGGCGTACAGCGACTGCGATGGAACGGTTGTGCAGCAGGCCGTCGACTGCCCACGATGTCGGTCAACGCTCATCGCCTCCGAGGTGGAGCTGGTGAGGAACATATACGGACCAGATGAATTTGTGGCCCACGTGATGGATGCTGAATTCGAGAACAGAGGCCTACGTGACCGCATGCGCTGGCATGCATCCGCACCACTCTACAGGACGGTGGTAACATGAACTCCGTACGTCGCTACCCACCACTGCGCGCTGTTCGCCTCGGAGACCAGGCCGTTGGTCGAGCCCTTCGCGACAAGCGCGCACTGCGTGCAGGTCGAGGTCGTGATCGGTGGCTAGTGCGTATCGTGCGTGTGGTGGTGGGTATCGTGCTGTTTGTGACCCACCCCCTGCGCATGGCATCGATCTACGGGTATCGCAGTGCTCGTGGTCTTTGTACTCACTGCGGCGGGCATCCGCGTGTCGTGTGTGGGTCACACCAATACTGCGACTCGTGCCGTAGGATGGTGGCGAAATGATCGCGATGGTTCCCGCGCAGCAAGAGTCCGATTCCTTCCTTGGCGTCGGGAGAAAAGTTGCTGAACGGGATCCCCGGAATGGTCCGGGTCGGGTGGTGGCAATGCGGACGAATATATACCCCCCCCATTCAACCGCGTTGTCACCACCTGGGTTCGAGATTGGCACTGCCGGGGACGAGGAAGCCACCTGGTGTCGAACGGCAGTGTCAGGGGCCGGGGTCACTCCCCTCGGCCCCACTATCGACAAAGTATCGTTCTGGGAGGCCTGCCTGCCGCCCATGGCGAGAACAGCGGCTCACCGTAGCGTGTGCGGTGGGCCGCCCAATTCGAGGGTGAAAAGATGCTGACAGCAGAACAGGTAGCCGCCCGAAAGGGCAAGATGACTTCCAGCATCGTTGCCGGTGCGTTGGGGCTCAACCCTAACATGACGCCGCTAGACGCGTTGATGCGGGTCACGGGAAAGCTGCCACCGACGGAGACCACGAAGGCGATGGAGCGTGGGAACCTTCTTGAGCGACTTGTTCTGGAGTACCCGTGCGAAGAGCTGATGCTTGATCTTCGTCCGGCCCCATTTCGACAGCACCCCCGTCATGCGTGGGCTGGCGACAGCGCGGACGCGGTCTATGTCGGGCCGTCCATGTCCGCGAATTCGTCCGATGCGGCTGCTGTTTCTCCATCGGTCATCAGGTACATCGGCGAGGGTAAAACCGTATCCGGTGGCGTCGCCAAGCACTACGGCGAGGAGGGCACCGACGACATTCACCCCGGGGCTCTGGTGCAGTCGCACTGGCATCTGATCCACTGGCCCGAGGTCGACACCTGTCTAGTTCCTGTACTTGTAGGTGGGTACAAGTTCGAGTTTCGACTCTACTACGTCCGGCGTGACGAGGAATTCGAGGGCGCCTTGCTCGAGGACGCGGCCCGCTGGCATAGAGACTATGTGGTTGCCGACAAAGCTCCGCCCGCGACCGACCCGCGCGACCTCGACAACCTGTTGATGCTGCACCCGGTCCCTACTGCTGGTCTTGCCGAGCCAACATCCGAGATCGAAGATCTGGCCATCGAGAAAGAGGCGGCACGTCTCGACAAGGTTGAGGCCGAAACGCGCGAGAAGACCGCCAAGATGCGGTTGATTGAGCTGATCGGTGACCATGAAGGGGTCCGTGGCGATGGGTGGGTAATCAGCTACGGCGCAACGCACTACCGTCCGAAGGTCGACTACAAGGCGATTGTCGAGAGCCTGAACGTCCCCGACAACGTCATCGCGCAGTACACGTACACACCGCCCGCCAGCAGGTCGCTGAGGGTAAAAATCAAGGACATCAAATGATTCACGGCATCATCCCCAGCGTAGCCGAAACCGGAAAGATCAAACTCGGAGGCCTGGGCCAAGAGCGCAGGTCTCAATCTGGAACCGTCTACCGACAGCCGGTCAAGTATGACGACTTCGCCATCACCAAGACCTACCGCGACGCTGCGGGAGACCTTGTGCGTGACGAAGAACTGATGCGATCCCTTCCGCACGACCCTGACAGAAAGCTCAGGTCGATACCCATCGTGCTACACAGCGACGAGATTGATGAGGTGTTCCCGACTCAGTATGCGCGCTACGCCGGAAAGAAGCTCCATTGCTCGGGCGACGGTCAGACAGCCGAGCGATGGGAACTGGTCAAGGGAGACAACGGGATCATGACGCGCACGGGTGAATCAAAGCAGATGACGTGCCCGTGCCCGTTCCTGTCGGACGGTGATGACAAGCGCGGGGCGTCGTGCAAGCCACACGCAACCCTCTACTGCTCGATAGCTGTTCCTGGTCTCGCGGTGGCCGGCGCCATTTACACTTTCCGTACCACGTCGATCATCACGATCCGCCGCATCATCGGGTCGTTGCTGCAAATCAAAAAGATGACCGGAATGCTGCAAGGATTGCCGCTGTGCCTTGTTGTTCAGCCCGTGAAAACGGAGAAATCAACCGTATACTGCGCGCACATTGAGTTGCGGGCCAAGGACGTTCTCGACGCCCAGCGCACGGCGCTCGAGTCGGCCAAGATGCGCGGTACTCTTGTCGGCGAGGTGGCAGAGCTCAACCGCAGCTACCGCGCGATGCTCACGGCGCCAGCCGACGAGACCGACGAAGAGCAAGAGGCTATCGCTGACGAGTTTCACCCGATCGAGGACGGAACCCATGCTCCTGAAGAAGCTCCGCAACCGGCGACGGCCACGATCAAAGAGAGGCTGATGTCTAAGCGGAAAGCGAAGCAGGCCCCGACACCTGTCGAAGAGCCACCACACGACCCCGATACAGGCGAGGTCGAAACACCGCTGACCAAGGTGCTCGCAGCCATCGCCAACGCCAAGACGGTGAACGAGCGCATGGGGTTGCAGACGCTGATGCGGATGCTCAAGAACGGCGATCACGAGATCGCCAAGGAGGCATACGAGAAAAAGCAAAGGGAACAGGATGCATCGATCACGGGTGAACCAGCGCGAGAGCCCGGAGAAGACTAGATGTTGTGACAGAAAACGCGACTTTTGTCGCAGGAGGAAACATGAAGAAGGCAGCGAAGAAGAGGTCCATCAAAACTCCAAAGGTGTTTTGGATGAAGGGAAACCTCTATATTATATTCACTGTAACTCGCTACATAGTTGGCGAGTTGGTTTCGATCGACGATCACGAAATCACGCTGCGTGACGCTGCGTGGATTGCCGACACCGGACGATTCAGCGAAGCCATGCGCACTGGAAATTGCTCCGAGGTAGAGCCAGCGCCGGACGGTCTGTCTATTGTTGGCAGGGGGTCTATTGTCGACGCCTACCTGTGGCCACACGGGCCAATGCGCCGGATGATATAATGAACGCTGCATCACTTCGAGTTGGCTGTGATTTGTCGCGGTCGTGGTCGCTGTCGCGGTCGCTGTCGCTGTCTCGGTCGCGGTCGATGTCGCGGTCGCTGTCGCGGTCGTGGTCGCTGTCGCTGTCGCTGTCGTGGTCGCTGTCGCGGTCGTGGTCGCGGTCTCGGTCGCGGTCGCGGTCGCGGTCGTAGACCATCCAAATGCAAACCGGGTCGGCGGTAACCGTCGCGCTCCCCCGACTAGGGGCGCGGCAGAGACGAGGATAGGGCCATGAAGAAAGTAGTAAGGACCAACAAATGGCACAGTGTCTTGGTGCAGGTGCGAAAGGTCCCGATCGCGGATGGCGGAGGCAAAGAGATCAGGATCGCCGCAGATCAAGACGCTCGATGGAATGGAACGTATTTGACCGTGCAATCAGCTCGCGAATTGGCTGCGGTGCTGCTCAAAGCCGCGTACGAGTCCGAGGGTAAATAACATGCAAGCCAAAGAAGCCAAAGACCTAACGAAGGCCGCGAAGGACAAGAAGGTGAAGGACAAAAGCGACTACGACAAGCTGAAGGAGGCCGAGAAGCAGGTCATCCGCGACAAACTCGTTGCCGCTGCTCAGCCAGTCATCGACGCCGCGATACGAGCTCTGTGTGACAGGGAGGAAGAACGCTACTCACTACCAAAGGTGGACCCGATTGTCGCGAGCATGGACGATAAGGCGATAGACCAGCTGATGGCGCTCTACACGACGCCAGGGACCGGCAACCACAAGTTCTCGGTCACCAACGACGTTGGTTTGCTGCACTTCGATTGGGCGTGAGATGAGCCGACCACAGAGCGGGAAATACGGCGCAGGCCATCGCCTCGCCGGAAGCCTCGGAGACGCTCACGGACGACGGTTCGGCTGGTAAACGCTGAGAGAAAAACATAGCGAGGTTAACAGGAGGCCATGCGTGAGTTGGCACTATTCGCTGGCGCTGGAGGAGGCATTCTCGGGGGCGTGCTCCTCGGCTGGCGCACCGTCTGCGCCGTGGAGATCAACGCCTACTGCGCTCGACGACTCATGCAGCGACAGAATGAAGGGCACCTGCCACCGTTCCCCATTTGGGATGATGTTTGTACCTTCGACGGACGCCCGTGGAGAGGCTCTGTTGACGTGGTTTCGGGCGGATTTCCTTGCCAGGACATCAGCACCGCAAACAGCAACGGCGCAGGCATTGACGGCGAGAAGAGTGGGCTTTGGCGAGAGTTTGCGCGGATCGTTCGCGAGGTACGACCGAAGTATGTGTTCGTGGAGAACAGCCCAAATCTCACTACTCGGGGCCTCGGACGAGTGCTTGCGGACTTGGCCGAGGTGGGGGCTGATGGCCGGTGGGGCGTGCTATCCGCAGAAGCCTTTGGAGCATGGCACCTGCGAGAGCGTCTCTGGATTGTTGCCGACCTTGACCGTGAGCGGGAATTACAACCGCAAGGGTGCGAGCAAGAAATCAGGCGATGGGTTGGCGACGGCCGTATCGAGGCTCAGGAGCGCGGTGACAGAGCCAGAGCAACTTGGTGGGACGCTGAACCCGGACTGGTGCGAGTGGTTCATGGGGTGGCCAATCGGATGGACCGCATCCGAGCCCTTGGAAACGGACAGGTTCCAGCAGTGGTTGCTGGGGCATGGGAGACGCTGCGTCGATGACATCGGAGATCACAAATGAGGAGTGTACGTGCAGAGGGACGGATGCCGTGCGAGCTTCCGGCGCTGCGCTGGGGCTCGTCTGAACACCTTTGCATGTATGCTGTGCGGAAATAAATCTACACCGGACTGGTGTTGTTTTGTTGCGCTCGGGGACGCGTGATGGCACACTATGATCATGAGCACGGCACGACGCCGACCAGCTCGAACCAGGAGCACCGCATGACTACCAGCACCACACCCACCAGCGGATACACCAGAGCGCAGCTCACGCCAGCGATCATCGAGGATGCGCGAGCTGAAGCCCGTCGCCGCGGCGACAAGCAGTTCGGCTTCCGGACCGCCAAGGGCCAGCCGTACCACACGCTGCTGTGCACCGAGGGAGGGACGCTGGCCAACCCTACTGGCGCGTGCTCAGAGAGCCCAGGCAGCGAGCACGGGTATTACCGCTAGCCGCCTGATGAGTCCGCGGGCGCGGACGAAACGCCTACGGGCGTCGCGGAGCCAACCAACCGCAACCAGAGGACATCATGTCAGAGACAGAGCATACCAAGACCAAGACCCGCACCATCACACTCACTGGCCGGGCGCCCGTCAAGATCATCGAGGACGAGTGGCCGCGCATCGCCCAGGGGTCTGGCGACTCATTCGTGGGCCACGACTACGCGCGCAAGCAGCAAGCAGATGCCCAGGGCGAGCTGGATGACTACACCATCACAGTGCGACAGCACGCTGACGGTCGCGCGATCGTCTATGGCGTCCTCGCGGCAGCCACCGCCTGGACCTGCAGCGAGAGTCGGCGTGGTGGCCAACTCCTCGACGCTGGCGCGGACATCGCCGCGGCTATCCGCGAGGTGGGCGAGGATTGCGGCCTGCCGGACAGCGTGATCCGCGAGTGCATTGCCGACCTACCGGCCGAGGAGATCTAGACACGCGAGGTACGGGCCGGCGCAGGTCGGCCCAATCCGCCGCATGATAGGAGCACGATGATCCGTCACGTCACAATCGCCGCGATCCGGCGCCGGCATCAGGACGAGGAGAAGCGCTTGATCCTTGGGGCGCTCGATCGCAACGACTGGAACGTGGGGGCCACGGCCCGCGAACTCGGGGTGCCTGACACCGGGCTGCGGGCGATGATCAAGTCGCACGGGATCGATGACGAGCTCAAGCAGCACGGGCGTGGGGTGGGAAGGCCGAGGAAGAACCCATGATCAAGATCATTGACCATTCGCTTACCGTGGCGCTTGCCCGATGGGCGGCAGACGAGCTCCGTGGAGTCGCCAACAATCCCGAGTACCCGTCGACGCGCGGTTGGAGATTCCGGAATGCCCTTGTCGACTGGTGGCACTTCAGCTCGTGGTGCTGCTACGGCAGGATTGCCTTTTTGTTGTTCGCCAGCGTCACAACCAACGCCTGCCTTTGGGTGATCCACAGAGTCAACAGGTCGCGCGACGAGGCGCTCGCCGCTCGGCTCATCCGCGCGGCGAAGAGGTACGCACGAAACCCGGACGATCTGGCGTGCTACCTGGACGGCGGACAGACGTGATCACGTACAAGTGCGACGCCCATAGCCTTGTGCATGAGCTCTACGCCTACGCCGAGGACAAGTACGGACACAGCGTCTCGCGTGGGTCATTCCACATCATCGAGAGGGGAGGTGTTTTTGGGTTCGACCAAGACTCGCTGCCATCGTGGGTTTCTCCGATATGCTCGACCCTGGGAGCGAAGCACCAGCGAGACATACTCGTTGGATCCGTTCTCTCCGCAGTAGACCATGATCTTGTGTGCGAGCAATGCTATCGAGAACTACAAAGAATCATCGGTACAATGCGGGAGGAATAGATTGCATCGTTGGACACGAAACTGGTTCCGACTGAAACCTGAAACAAAGGAGCGATGATGAGTAGCTGTCCTGGGAGTACGCTTGAGGATTTCTTGATGTGGAACTTCGACCTTGTCGTCGACGGCTACGGGGGCGCCAACCCGTCACTTCAAATCGCAGAGGCTATCGGCGTCCAGTCGGGACGCAGGAGACTTACCGCCGCGCAGTTTTCTCCTGTCGTCGCATTGTTTGAGCCCCATCGAGAGCAGGTCGAATATGCTCTAGGAAGCTACTGCGAGGACGAAAACGGTTCTTGGCGAGACTACGCGATGAGTTTGTAGCGCTCGCCCCAGTAGCGCAGCACCTCGGACAGGGTGTTGCCTCGCACGTGGTCAGCGGCCCAGTAGATGTCCACGCCGATGAGCGCCAGCGTGACAACGGCTGCCACGACGGACGTGACAAGAATCGCCGGGCTCATTTGGCCACCATGACGCCGGCCACGAGGCCAACGCCCAGGCCGATCGCCTCATGCGCATACCACGGCCACCGGTCGTCAACAGGTGGTGCGAGCTCGTGGACTGTGGTCAGGCTCGCCTCGAATGGTCCGCGAGCTAGGCTCGTCTCGGGCGCCGGCAGGAGCCGCAGACACTCTCCGGTGCCAACAATGATGCGGTTTCCGGACTTGGTCTGCAGGTCGACCTCGGCAACGCGCACCTCGAGCGAATCACCGGGGGACACGAGACACACTGGCACCTCCGGGCACACGCACCCGGTATCTGGGGTATGAGCCGGACACTCGCGCGGGACGCCTCCAGCCACCATCGGGCCCGTTGACGCTCGCACGACGCGCACCTCTTTGGACCCCGGCGCCGCCTTGTGTGCCGCCGCCAGCGACAACCGCAGGGCCTCGTTGCCAACGCCCATCGCATCCCGCTCGGTCTCGAGCTGTTTTGCCGTCCGCTCGAGCTCGACGATTTGTCCCTCGGATGCGAGCCTGGATGCCTCTATGGCGCGCGCGGCGTCCGACTGCACCATCCATGCCCGGTGAATCAGCCACGCGCAGCAGGCGCCAAGCAGCGCGGCCAGGAGCCAGGGAGCAAAGCGGGCTAGCATCGATGCACCGTCACGATGACCTTCGGGGTGCATTCGTGACTGTAGCCAACCCAGACGTCCTGATGGCAGATAGGGCACTGCGTCGATCGATGAGCTCCGATGGTGGGGTCTGAAACTCCTTCCCCCGTCGACGCAGCCGTGTTTGGCTTGCAGTCACACCGCGCCACCCACCCGGCGTGGATCACGTGGCATCTCGGGCATTCCCAAGGGTTCATGGCTGCTCCTTTGTCGCCGGAGGTTCTCCCGGCTTGGCGTCGGTCATCAGCGCGGAGACGGCCCCCTTGATGCCCCCACCTTCTGCCAGGTGCTCCACAGCGCTCTTGGTGCCGAGGATGCCGCCGAGCCCCACGATGGCCAGTGCGAACGAGGAGAATAGGGCGGCGGCCATCAGCGCCACCGGACCCGCAATCTGGGAACACATCCACAGCCCAGCGAGGAGCATCAACCCCAGCACCAGGACGGCAGCCACCGTGCGCCACTGGCTCATTTGAAATCGCTCCAGTCGTCGAAATGGTTGGTCAACGCTTGGTGCCTAGGGTGGGCCTCATACCCTGGACGCAGCATCCCGATATGCATCCATCGCGATACCTCCCCGTGCTTGTCTCGGCGGAATTCGTCGATCACCTGATCGAAGTCGATACCGCTCTCGAACGCCACCCACCTGACCATATCGGTTGGGTCGTGGCCGTTGATGCTCTGCACGTCGGCGGCGCACCCGTAGCAGTGAGCGCTATTCTTGGCGCTGCCCGGGATCACTGCGTTGAGTTCCGGGCTACGGTAGCCGCTCGTGACGCGCAGCGGTCCGAACTTCGCGCGAATCACCTCGAGCACTGTGTTTGCCAGATTCACGAGGTGAAACATCGACTCGGGGTCCGGTGTGTTGTTGATCTCCGTGTGGCTCGTGGTGGTGAGTTCCCGCAACGAAAAATGGGGTGACACCTGCAGCAATTCGTCGGTCATCGCTTCGCCTTTCGTTTGCTTGTGGTTTTGATCTCCCCGTCGGTCATCATCCTCAGGGCAACGATGACCTCGGTCAGCTTGCCATCGAGGTCGGAGCTGCGTTCGGCGTGCCGCTGGTTACGCTCGGCGAACTCGGCGAAGCGCTTGAGCTGCAGGCCGATCTCAACGTTCAGCGCCTCGGTACGCGCCAATGACGCTTTGAAATCGGCGGCCGACTCCGCGAATCTGGACACTTCTGCGGAGATGCCGTGCACCTCGTCCGTGAGCGCGTCCAGCCTGCTCTCGACGGCGGCCACGCGGACTATGGCTTGGCAAGAGTCGTGATGATTCGGGGGGGTCGGTAGGTTGATCATCAGAGGCTTGACCATTGTGCTTCTCCTTTGCCAGGAGGACGATGCTCCGCCGCCCGGTCTGTGGTATGACGCATTGCATGGCAAACCCGATATTTGATACCGCTCCGCATATCGTCCATGGTCAGCTGCAGTCTTGGATCACCGCACCCCCGGGCGTCGTTAACCGGGTTACCGATGGGGCTCGCGTAACCACACAGCTCGCGCTCGACATGACGATCGAGGTTGATCGGGTGATGCGCTCTCGCTGGCCGCGGACCAAGTATGTCTACGTCCATGATTTTTCTCTGGGCATCGGTTACGACGAGGACGCGATCAGGATCATGGTCGAGTGGGGGCGTAATTCGATGAGCGAGGTTGCTGCTATCATCGTCATTGTCGGTACCGAGACTCGTGCCGTCGACAAGGTGGCGGCCTACGCTGGCAGGCTCGCCCTCAAAATATTTGGTATCCCAATGGAGATCACTGAGGACATCGGCGAGGTCATCGAGAGGTACAAGCTGCGACCTGCTGCTCTCTAGCATCATGTCCGCCTGTAGTGCGCTATGAGCGCTGCTATCTGCGACCTGGCGTCGTCGAGGTGGTCGAGCACTGACCGGTGCGTGTCCTCGATGGTGCTCGCTCGGTAACGGCTGGCTTCGTCGTAGTCGTCGCGCTCAGCGGCCTGCTCGGCGAGCGACCTATTCAACTGCTCCTGCGTACACGCTCCAACCGACAAGCAATACTCTCCGCTGCGACCCGGAACACGCCCATAGTATTCCGTCATCGCCGCGTCCACTTTGTCCGCAGGAGCCCCATTCTTTACCAGTAACTCTCCAAGCCTAGTTCGATGCAATTTTGGTTTCCTTCTCCATAGGCTCATACACGGCCGATCCTGTCATAGTATACAGCCATGTCTCGAGATAGATTACCGAGCAGATCCGTGTTGCTCTTGAGGTTGTCGAGCACCGATCGGATGACCTCGGTGTTGTCTCTCAGGCTGTTGATGAGCTCGTGCTTTTGCTCTGTGTTGCGAGCGTCGAGCTGCACCATTTGCTGATAGTGTGCGGCCTGGATTGTCTGGATAGTCTGCATCGCTGATGTGTAGAATCTAAATATCACCGTCGAGAACGACACCAGCATCGCTACGAGCACACAGCAGCAGACGACGAGCGTGGCGTCCGGTCCGCGTTGGACAAGAGGAACTAACTTTTCTGCTGCGCTTACTGGATCCATGATTCTTACGGCCCTCTGCTGTTCTCCTGCGTGTCGATACTATTGTTAGTATGGCCTGTGTTTCATCTAGTTGCCTATGTTGTGGCTCATGGCTCTTTTCCCGTTTGGTTCAGTACAGCTGTATCGCCTTGATCGAGCACGAGGCGTCGGAGTAACCAACGTGGTTGCTGCCGATACTTGCGAATACCTGAACGGCCACGGAGAATGTCTCGGTGTCTGAAACGATCACGGAGCGCGAAAAGCACGTCGATGAACCCGCATTGAGGCCGAAGTACGCAGTGGAGTTCGGGACCACCCCGTCAGTCCAGTGCACCATCCTGATGCCCATGGTGGCGTCAACGTCGCTACCGCCGCCATAGTCAGCAATCAGCAACCACGTGCCCGCAAGCATACCTACCGATGCGTGCTCGACCCAGCTCGACGTGCTGCAATACAGGTCGGATCCGCGTGCGGTCGTGCTCGCGGCTGAGAGCGAATGCAGTGCACCGCTTGCGGTAGTCGCCAGCGCCCGGCTTGCGTACAGCTCGCCATCGGTCTGCACCAAAGACGACGCGGCGCCGGTTGACGAGTAGGCGAGCGATACGAGGTTATTGATCGCGTCGGTAGCCACGATCCGTGACGCCGTTAGGCCTGTGACATTGACCCCCGTTGCCTTGACCGCCCCCACGCACGCCAGGCTGTAGGAGGTGTCGGGGGCCTGGCCGATGCCAACATGCCCAGCGCGCTGCAGAGTCAGGCCACCTGTGCTGGCCGCCTCACCTCCGATAGACAAATAACCGTAGCTGCTTGCTGCCGTGCTGTCGTAGTGATGGCCCCAGCGCAGTGACTGGTCAGTGGTGTCGGCCCGGCCGACGATGCCGTATACGTCATTCCCGCTGGCGAGCGAGGCTACTAGATACGAGTTCGCGACACTCGCGGTGCCAGAGACGGCCTGTGTGATCGGGCCAGAAAGCGTCAGTGGCTGATAGATAGTTGCTTTGTTGTACTCGAATTGTGCAACTTGGCTCTCGCCGCCACTGCCAGCTGTGGAGCTGTTGGCATAAAATCGCAGCATGCCACTAGCCGCACGATATCGAAAGTCCAGGTGCGTGGCGTCGTTACTGACACCTAAGCGGTTTGCACCGGCGTTGCCCGCTACGTCATTCCAGGTTAACGCTGATCCGTACCCGAGAGCAGCCTGATTAGATGCATTGACTTGCCAAACAGCATTGGCTGTAGCCGTAGTCGCTACGTCCAGCTCCTCGATCGCGCCCGTGCCCGCCGTGAGCCGTCCGAGGACTTTGGCCGTGGCTATCGTGAGTCCGGAACCAGTGACGGCGCCAGCTTTGGCCTGGGCATCGTTGGTCACGTTGCCTAGGCCCACGTCGGCTTTTGCCAGCGCGGACCACGACACCCCTGTCGTTGCCCCGCCGCTGGCGACGGACTTGAGCCAGTAGGTGCCGTCTACTGTAGGCCCGGCAAGTCGATCTGGGGCGCCAGCATACGCGCCCACGATCATATCGTATGGTGCAGTCATACCGTGTTTGTGGCCGGCTCCTGCTGCACCGATCTGTGAGTACGTCGGGGTTGTGGCCGTGAATTGTCCGGTCGCTGCGTCGTAGCTATCTAACCATTTCCCGTACTGCATTTCGGTAGTTACGGGCAGTGTGTGCGCGTGATTTCCTGCCGCGGCACTTGTTGCGCTCGTCCCCAGGGTACGCAGCGAACCAGTTCCTGCAGCCGCATCGATCGCAAGCGCGTCACTGCCGCCAGCGTTGTGCGTCGAGGCATGAGCCGCTGGGGCAGCAGCCGCGTGCGTGTGGTTCCCCGGAGCCGCGCTCGTCGAACTCGTCCCCAGAGTGCGCAGGCTTCCGGTTCCTGCCGCCGCGTCAATCGCGAGAGCATCGCTCCCGCCCGCGTTGTGCGTCGAGGCATGAGCCGACGGGGTAGCTCCTGCCACCCATTCAATGGTTCCCGTCGAGGCGTTGCTATGCAGGTACTTGTCTTTGTCCCCTGCCGCCGCAGCCTGGTGATCTGCCGAGGTTACCATGTCGTGGGCGCGGGAGTGAAAACGCGAATCGTCTCCGGCCGCCACGGTTCCCGCAGTGGCACCGACGCTCAGCATCGCCGCGCCACCCAGCCCGCTCACATTGGCCGCTGGTATGTCCTGGGCGATGATCATCTGGTAGGAGTCGAGCATCAACGGCTTGCCAGCAGTGAGCTGCGGGAGGGCCACCTCGCCGTCTTCCTCGAGTACAGACAGGATCGCATGCGCTCCGTACTGCCCAATCTCGATGTTTCCCTTGGTTCCGTGCATCGTCGAATGAAAGGCCAAGGCCTCTGCCGACCCAGTGCCGCCCGTGATTACCTGACCGAGCGCCTTCCCCTCGCGCAACACGTACTGCGTGTGGTCGTTGCCCGTCGTCAGACCGCTCAGTGCACTGTGCGCATGCCCATGGTCACCAGCGGCCACCGTGCCCGTGGTCGTCCCCACGTTGAGCTGCGATGCCCCCCCGAGCCCGTGTACACCGGTAGCCAGAGCGGCGTGGGTGGCGACGGAACCAGAATCCTCGGCCCCAACGTCGGCAGCCGTTGCTGTACCGACGACGGTCACGAGGCCCTTGGCGTCGACCGTCAGTTTGGTCCCGGTGCCTGGGGTAATCGATGCGTTGACCGCGACGGCCCCCACGTCTGCCGCAGTAGCATCATCGCCAGCGGTAACCAGGCCCTTGCTGTCGTACGTGATCTTGGTCTTAGTGGCCCCCGTGATCGCGGTGTTCGACTCCACGGCCCCGACCTGTGCCGCGGTCGTAGCGTGCGGGTTGTTCGTGTTTCCCGCGTGCGAACTCAGCGCGCTCGCGTCGGCTTTGGTCCCGATGGCCGTATTGAGTGACGCTGTCCCGTAGGTCAACGCCAGTTTGCTCTCGGCGATGGCCGCGTCGCTAGCCACGTCTGCGTTGCGAATGAGGTGGGCTATCTGCTGCGCAACCAAGTCGCTCAGGCGTTTGGCCGACTCGAAAAAATACCGGCGCCAGGTGGCCCCCATGGGAGCCGATGAGCCCTCGGAAACAGGAGTCGCTGGCGCAGGAAACTCGATCTTGGTCGCCATACCGCATGACTACCACGATCGGTCATGATTTTGTACCTGTTTCACGTGAAACCTACATGTAGGATATATGGAATTCTTTTTACGATACAGCATAAATTAATGTTGACGCAATTTATTTTGTGCGGTATATTAAGATCATGAGCACGACGAACACAAACCAGGCGACCTACTCGAGCTCAATCAAGGCGGCGGCCCAAATGGCGCTGCTGATCAAGCAGCTGAGCAAGTAACCACCAAGGAGAGACCAGATGAAGAGCTTCGGCTACAAAAACACCTTCTGCCATGAGACCGATACCACCACCACCGTGCGAGTGACTCGATTTGGCAGAGTTCACAAGGAGCTGCGGCACGTATGGGGGCTGGAGGGCGCAGTTACCAAAAACGCATGCTGCCGTCCGTTCCTGACGAGTGCCAAAGAATGCCGCGAGTACGTGCGTGACGAGACGATCCTACGTGATGGAAAGTAGCCATGCACATACGCCAATTACCATCAGGAAACTGGGCCGTATTCGACCTGGACGACTACGGGCAAGAGTACATCAGAGGACTCGCATTGACCCGCGAGGAGGCCGAACAGCTGCTCGCCAGCTATTAGGAGAAGCCATGACCATCATCGACAACGGATACATGACCTTTAACCCTGTCGATTACGGGTTCCTGTTTACGCGCGGCTGGTACGCATTCGACGATATGTCGGCCCACAAAGCGGCCCGCAAGGCCAGAGACGACATGGCCAAGAAAGCCAAGAGAGATGGCCTTCAAGTCAAAAAATCAAGACGCTCTGGCCAGCTAATCACTCGCGGCGGCATCGGCACGCCCAATCCTGAAATCAGTGTCATTGTCACAGTCTATTGCCTGTCGATCCAAGGAGCCAAGTAGCCATGAGCGAGGCATACTATCCATGACCACCGACCGAGAACTTCGCGACCGCTGCGACGCCGAGCGCAGAGCGAACCTGCTGGCCAAGCTCAAGCTCAACGGGTGGGGGATGACGGCTACCGCTCGGGCGCTTGGAGTCAGGGTGGCATACGTGCAGTGGATGATCGAGCACTACAAGATCACAGAGTACGCCGAGAACGCCAGGCCAGCTGGCAACCCGAACCTGAGGAGGAAGCCATGAGGATCTTGATTGCGATAGCGGCGATGGTGGCGGGGTGCGGAGTCGACCATTGCGAGAATGCGAGCATCAGACTGCGGAAGTCGGGATTTTGTGTGGTTGGAGCAGAGCGAGAGGAGATCGGACCAGGGGAAACCATGGACGCTAGGGTAGCCACCTCTATTGCCATGTTCGCCGATCTCGACGGGAGAGAACTCTCGGGTGACGCTGACTATTTCATAGGGAAGAACGCTGCGATCGTTTTTGACTCGCGAGAGGTCAAGCCTCAGCGGAACGGAAATCTATGGATCACCGGAGACACGTTCTACGTCGGCTTGGTCCCGGGGATGTCTGAGCCTGCGCTCTACTGGTCCCTGTCACACGAACTGATGCACGCCCACCTGCACAGATGGACCGGATCCCCGGGGGTCGACCACCCTGAGCCGTTCTTCGATACCAGCTATCGGGCGTCAGGTTGGGACAGCATCATTTTCGAAAAGATGATGCTCGTCGAGTAAGCTACCAGAATGCCATGAAGCAAAACTCAGAATTCGCTGGAGAACCACTGTAAGCAGTGCCAACGGTGAAGACGCCAGTTCCGGGATGAGCCTCGAACGTGCACCCCGTAGCGTTCAGCGTCACAACGATGGAGGAAGACGTTGTGACCCCAGATGCCGTTATTGTGTAGACACCGGTCCCAGTGCGCGCAGAAGTGAACGACACTCCGCGAGCCCATATTGTCGTTCCGTCGTCGGCAATCCTCCCCGCGCAGAAGTTCGCCTGGTTCTGTACGACGGTGCTTGACGAGTTGAGCGATGCGATGCCGCTGGCCTGCGCCTTACTGGCTGGCTCCTGGACCACCTTGCTACTTCCGTCGAGTGTGGCCACCCCACTAGCCGCACCCGCAGTTTCCGTGGCGATGGCACCAGCCTGGGCGGCGGTAACGCTGTGCGGGTTCGACGTGCTGCCAATGTGGCTATCTATTGTCGAGTGGCTGTTGGTGCCGATAGCGCTCAGCGCCGTATGCGCTATCTGCCCGCCGTCCCCGCCGCTGTGGTCATGGCTATCACCGTTGGTCACGCCATTGGCTGCCGGAGCGTAGGTTCCGCTCACATCAGGGATCCAAGCCGCAGCAAGTTTTCCATCTCCTCCTGCTCTTGGGATCTTGTCGGCTGCCGATGCCGTCACAATGTCGGTCGACGTGATTGCTCCTGCCGTGATTGCCCCAACCTCAATCGCGAGATTGGTTCCGAGCCCGTTGATCTCCCCCGTAGCCTGCCCGGTGAACACGTTGCTGTTGCGCGCAAACGTTCCGCTTGCCACGTTCGACCCGGTGATTCCGTAGGTGCCGCCCTTGAGCCGGTTGCCCACGGCGTTCACGCCGCTGATGTTGCCTGCGCCTGTTCCCGCGAACTCGCATACGGGGCCCGTGGTGTCCACGCGCTCGAACATGTTGCCAGTCATCAACACCGCGTCGACGATGCCCGTGGCGTGGATGCACCTGTCGCCCGTCGTCCGCGCCTTGTTGCCCAGCAGCTTGACCTCCGAGGCGCTCGCCAGCGCGATGGCTGGCACATCGACAGCCTCCACCTCGTTGTCGACCAAAGTTGCGTTCTGCGTTAGTTGGTTGACCGCGATCCCGTTGACCACGGGAGCCACGATACGGCATCCATCGACCATCACGTCGCGGCACACACCGTCACGCGTTCCTGCGGTCCCGATGTTAACGCCCTCTCCTAATCTCTCGAAATCGCACGATTCGATAGTGATCTGCTCGCAGCACTCAGCGATCTCGACGCCGACAGAAGACGATGCCCCGTCGCTGAACGCGCAACCATTGATGGCCACATCCAGGCACGTATTGAGCCGAATGCCGGCGCCCTTGATCCCGGAGAACACGCAGTCATCAAAACGCAGGCGGCGGGACAAGTCGGCGAACACCAGCACGCCATCGCCGCTCGCGCTCGAGCTACCAACGAAAGTCACGCTGCGGAACGACACGCCGGTCTTCGGCGTGATTTTCTTGGCCGATGACGAAACAGCGGTGTACGCGTCTCGGGCCGGCTTACCGAGGATGACGCCCTCGGACACCTCCGAGTAGACGGAGAGCTCACCGGTCTTTCCGGTGCCATCTCGCCACGCCGCCGAACTGCTGATGAACAGCACATCGCCCACAGACAGTCCCACCGGGCTAATCAGCGTCTCGGTGTCTCCTGCGGCAATGTCTCCGCCCAGCGCTATCGCGTTGCCAATAGTTCCGACGATGCGAACGTACTCATCATCGTTGCAGCTGGTGAAATCGAGCGTTCCGTTGATGATCTGCACGTCGCTAGGAAGCGTCAGAAAGTTGTCGCATCGGTAGATTAGACCCTGGAGGTCAACAACGAACGTCGCCGCGTCGATTGCGTCCTGCACCTCTTCCGACTCGTCGGCAGCGCCGTCACCAATAGCCCCGAAGTCCACCGGGCTGGTGCCTGACTGCCGGACCCGCGTGGTGATGGTAGACG